TGAAACTTGCTGGATTGGGTCATAATTTTAAGAGAAACTCTAAGAGAAAGCTTGAAAAAGCTGATCAAAACTCTCTAAATGGTGATGATTCAGAATCAAAGCAACTAGTCCCAGATAAGTATGGCTATGGTCTTTTTGATGTTGTAGAACCACCGTACAATCTAATTTCTCTTTCTAGAATTTATGAAGTTTCAGCAGCAAATTTTGCTGCAATTAATGCTAAGGTTGCAAACATTGTTGGTCTTGGTTATAATCTAGAGCCAACACTACAAGTTTTGCAGATGCTTGAAGAAACAACAGACAAGGATCAGCTTTCTAGAAAAAGACGAAAGCTTGATAGAACTAAGCTTGAAATTGAAGAGTGGCTAGAATCAAGAAATGATGAAGACACATTTACTGCAACTCTTGTAAAGGCATACATTGATAAAGAAGCAACTGGTAATGGATACTTAGAAATTGGTCGCAAGGTAACAGGAGAGATTGGCTATATTGGTCATATTCCTGCAGCAACTGTTCGTATTCGTAGACTTCGTGATGGATTTGTCCAGATCGTAAATGGCAAAGCAGTATTCTTCAGAAACTTTCAAGACCTATCTCAACCAAATCCTATTGGTGCTGATGCTCGTCCAAATGAAATTATTCACTTAAAGTCATATACACCAACTAATACTTATTACGGAATTCCTCCAATCGTTGCAGCAAAAAATGCAATGGCAGGTACAGAATTTGCATCTAGATTTAACCTTGAGTACTTTGAAAATAAAGCAACCCCACGCTACATTTTCTGGATTAAGGGAGCAAAGCTTTCAAAAGATGCAGAAGCAAAGTTATTTGAATTCTTCCAAAACAACCTTCGTGGACAATCACATAGAACCCTCGTAATCCCAATTCCTGGTGATGAAAATGGTCAAAAGATTGATGTAAAGATGGAAGCTGTAGAAAACGGAATTCAAGATTCTTCCTTTAATAACTATAGAAAGACCAACTTAAGTGAAATCTTAATGGCACACAGAGTGCCAATTTCAAAGGTTGGAACAGCAGAAAATATTTCTCTTGCTAATGCTCGTGAGGCAGATAGAACCTTTAAAGATCAAGTATGTCGTCCAGAGCAAGACACTTTAGAAAAGTCTGTAAATAGAATTGTTTCAGAAAAAACTGATATGTTTAAACTTAAATTTAATGAACTTACCCTTACAGATGAAGATACTCAGTCAAAGATTGATGAGCGTTATCTAAGAATGGGAGTGTATTTGCCTAATGAAGTTAGATCAAGAAAGGGCATGACAGCACTACCATCTGGAGATGAACCAGTTCAATTAACAGCACAAGGTCAAGCAGAACAAAGAACTCAGGCTAATGGAAATAGACTAAGAGATCAGCAAAGAGATGCTAATACTGCAGACAGCGGAACAGGATCTAGAGTTGCTCAAGGTGAAGGTAGACAACAAGCATAACACTATAATAACAAATATGTTATATAATTAGAATTGTTATGGTAGATTTACAAAAGGCATCCCTTACTACTAATGGTAATCAAGTTACGCTTACCATGCCTATCTCAAAGGTAGATGTAGAAAAAAGAATTGTGTCTGGCTTTGCAACCCTTGATAACATTGATCGCCAAGGTGATCGTGTTACAGCAGAAGCTTCACGAAAGGCATTTGAAAATTTCAGAGGAAATGTACGCCTTATGCACCAGCCAATTCCAGCAGGTAAAGTTGTAAACTTTCGCACCGAAACATTCTTTGATCCAAACACAAACAAGCAATATAGTGGTGTTTATGTAGATACCTATGTTTCTAAAGGTGCACAAGAAGTATGGGAAATGGTCCTTGATGGAACACTTACAGGATTCTCAATTGGTGGCAACGTAAAAGACTCAGAAAGCGTTCTTGATGGAGAATCAAAGAACAGCGTAAGAATTATTAAAGACTATGATCTAGTAGAACTATCATTAGTTGATTCACCTGCAAATCACCTAGCAAATATTTTTTCAATTCAAAAAACAGATAGTGGAGATATCGCTACTGGTATTTTTAACAAGTCAAATATCCAAAATGTATTTTGGTGTGAAGTTGACGAACTAGCATACGTTGATGAAAATGAATCACATAAGTGTGCAAATTGCGATTCAGATCTAACCTCAATTGGTTGGATTGATGAAGTTTCTAAAGAAGATATTGCCAAGGCAGTATTTTCTCTTATTCAAAAATCTAATGATAATGTTCTAACAAATGAAGAAACTCCAAACAAGTATCCAGAACAAAATGAACTGGAAGATGAGCTATTAAAAGCAAAATATAAAGTTGGAGATTTTGTTCAATGGAACTCTTCAGGTGGTACTGCAAGAGGAAAGGTTACAAGAGTTGTAACTAATGGTACAATAAAGGTACCCAACTCTGATTTTACTATTACTGGAACACAAGAAAATCCAGCAGTAGCTATTAGAGTTTACCAGAAGGATGGAAATTCTTGGAAACCATCCGATACCACAGTAGGACATAGAATGAACACACTGAGATCTTGGGCAACAAAGGTTGCTAAATCTTTAGGTGTAACCACAGGTTTGCTACCATCAGAAGTAGTAAAAATGGCAGTTGACTTAGAATCAGTTGCCTACCAACAAAATGAAGGAGGTGTTGAAGTGGCTGAAAATACAGAGGTCGTAGAGACCAATGAAGATATTATCAAGTCTGATGAAGTAGCTGAAGATGTTGTAGTTGATGAAGTTGTTGAAGAATCTGCAGAAATCGCAGAAGAAGCACCAGCAGAAGAAGCTCCAGTAGCAGAAGCACCAACAGAAGAATCTGTTGAAAAGTCTGATTCAGAAAATGTTGAAGCTACAGTAGCCTCCACCGATAACGGTGAGGTAACTGATATGGCTAAGGCTCTTGATGAGATTAAAAACTTCATTTCAGAAACAATTTCAACGAATACTGCAACAAATACAAACGCTATCAATGAGGTAGCAACATCTGTTGCAGAAGTAACAAAGGCTCTTGCAGATAAAAATGAAGAGTTAAACAAAGCTTTGGCTGATGTTAAAAGCACTTTGGAAAATCTAAATTCCAGAGTTGACTCGGTTGAGTCAGACACAGCCGTAAAGAAGTCTGGAGAATTGGAAAATGCTCCAGAACAGACTACCGTACTACGCAAGTCAGTATGGGGTGGACGCTTCCTCGGCTCCGCAGAATACCTAAATTAAAAAGGAAAAGAAGGTGAAATAAATAAAATGAGTGATATTATCGAAAAGGCTGCAGCAAGTGGTACAGTAATCTCTCCACTGGAATCCCCAGGTGCAATGACATCTTTTGATGTTAGCACAAACGAGGGTGGTGTACTTAACCCAGAGCAGTCACGTCAGTTTATCGACTATATTTTTGACGAGATGGTTCTCGCCAATGATGGTCGTAGAGTTGTAATGAGAGCAAATACAATGGAACTTGATAAGGTTCGTGTTGGTTCACGTCTTGTTGCTAAGGCAACACAGGCTGAGGATACAGGAAGCAATTCAGCTCCAGCGTTTACAAAAATCGAACTTACAACAACGAAGTTCCGTCTAGACTACGAACTTTCAACAGAATCCCTAGAGGATAACATTGAAGGTGAGCAGCTTGAGGATCACATCGTTCGCTTGATGGCAACTCAGTTCGGAAACGATCTTGAGGACATTGCTATCAATGGTCGTCCAGCCTCGTCTGGAGATGGTTCTTACAATAACACCCTTGCAGGGTTCTATCGTCAGACACTTGATGCAACATATGCAGGAGCACACGAAGCTGCTGCTGCATCTGCAACAATGACCAACATTTGGGAGTCCACTCCTGAATCAAACGATGGTTCAACAACGACACTTGGTTTGGACGCTATCGAAGCAATCTACAATGCATTGCCTCGTAAGTTCAAGGCTCGCCGTCAGGACCTTAAGTTCTACATGAACAGCAAGCATCTATCAGAATTGCTTTCCGAGTTGAGAAACATCGGAACAGTTCCAGATATGGTTGCTACCCGTGTAATCGATGGTGTAATTCCACAAGTTGGTGGATCCGCAGGTGCACAATACCTGATCTTCGGATTGCCAGTTGTAGAAGTACCTTTGTATCCAGACAACTATGTTGATCTAACTCTACCAAGCAACAGAATCTGGGGCTTCCAGCGTGATGTAACCGTACATCGTGAATTCAAGCCAAAGAAGGACACAGTAGAGTACACAGTATACGTCCGTATGGGTGTAGCAGTAGAAGAAAAGTCAGCGATTGCATACGCAACTCGTGCCAGCTAATCTATCTATTAAAAACAGGGGCTACTTCGGTAGCCCCTGTTTTACTTTTAGTGTATAATTTATCATAGGAGGATTTTGTGTTTAACGATAAAACTGTTTACGAATTAAAAAGCATCTGCATGATGTATGATATTGAATATCCAAAGACTGCTAAAAAAGCTGATATTATTAAGCTAATTAAAGAAGCAGGGATTACAGAAGAAAAATATGCAAAAGACCTTGAAGATGCATTTGGTATCAAAGAGGCAGAAAAAGTAGAATTAGAAGTAAAAGTTGTAGAAAAGAAGCCAGTTGAGACTAAGACCGAAGATAAGGTTGTACTAAAAATGGTATACCCAAGAGGTGCTTATAATGTTGGAAATGGAATTATTTTTACAATAGACGAGCCTTTTAAGATGTTCTCAAGATCTGTTGCAGATGACATCTTAAGGAGAGCAAAAGACGAAGTAAGGGAGGCTACTCCAGAAGAAGTTGCAACATTCTATGGCGTTAATGTTTAATGAAAGAATATCTAAGAACCGAAGGTGATTCTGTAACCATTCCGTATACAGCACCACTAGGTACTGATGCAGTTGTTTTTAGTGTTTATGATCTTGATTTAGAGGAATATGTTCAGTCTGATGAGTCATTGGCAAAAAGAGCAACAGTAACAGCAGCATCTGGTAATGGAACAACAATTACCTACACCGCATCTAATACCTTTGATGCTGGTGATATTGTTACTATTACTGGTTTAACCACATCATCTGGTTCAACTCTTAATAAAACAAATGTTACTATTGCAACTAGTTCAAGCTCACAGTTTACCGTAACAGACACAACTGTAGGAACTGCTATTGCAACCCAGTCAGGCATAGCAATACAAACAACTAGTGAATTTAATTTAGTTTTAGATCAAGATGTTACTACATATGATAGAAGATTAAGAATTGAACTTCAAATTATTGATGCATCATCTTATACTGAAGATGAAATTTATGCAAGTATCATTAGACCATACGCTACATCAACAGAACTAGCAGAATATGCTGGATTAGAAATCGTCACTGGCACTCCAGGATTCGGTCAAATCACCGAAGCAGAACTAATAAAATTAGAAAGAAAAGCAAGGCTTTATATTAATTCAAGAATTAGTGACAACTTTAATTTTAGATATAAAACAGTAGGTGTTCTAGGTCAAGGAGCAGACGTACTTTATATTGGAGAAAGAATTGAATCATTTGATAAGATTATTAAAGACGATGAAGTAATTTATGACATTACAGAAGATCCAGAGATTAACCTTTTAGATTATCCATTTGCTGTTACTAAAGGAAAGAACTCTCTAAAAGTTGTTTGGGAGGGTGCAAATATTATTGAATGGTCAGATACCAGTGTTATTAATTCCGCAGGATACTTTGAAAGAAATAGCTTGTATTTAATTCGTGGTGAATACGGATGGAAATATGTACCAAATGATATTAATCAAGCAACAATAGAACTTGTAAACGATATGATTTGTTCAGATTTTAATTATAGAAATCGTGGTGTAAAGTCCGTTAAGAATGATGCCTACACAATTGAGTTCCAACCTGGAACAGGAATCGGAAGCATTTTAGTAGAATCACTAATTGCACCTTATAAAAGATTTGATCTTTGGGCGGTGTAATAAATGAGTTGTATTGCTCACGCCTCATATACAATGAAGGCAGATATCTATAGTCCTAGAAAAATACAGGACGTAAATAGTGGAACTTTTCAGAACATATGGACATTAACTTCTACAGTTGATTGTTTAGCTAAGGGTATTGTTAGAGATACCATCTCTCAAAACTCTAGTGCTGTTGATATCAAAAACTACTTAACCGCAGTTAGCAATATCGTAAAGGTTAGAACAGCAAATCCAATAAGTTCAGAAGATAGAGTGGTTAACGTCAGGAATGCCTCAGGAACCATCTGGAGCGAATCTGGGGTCATTACAACAAGCGGTGGTGTTGAAGGAGCAACTATCTTTGAGCCTCGTGGTAGTACCCCAATTATTGATTTTGACGGCAGAGTCTTAGAATATGAAACAGTTCTATATAGACAGGAAATCCAAACTCTGGAGACAGAGTAATGGCTAGAAGTATTGATACAGGACCTCTAAAGGCACTTGTAAAGCCTAAGTCAAGAAAGCATATACGAACAGGCAACATAACAGAAAAAATAGCTGCTAGTGTTTTATTTAATTCAGAACTCATTAATAGAATAAATAATCAGGATAAATCAAGAATTCAGGTAGCAGGTCTAAAAATGATTGCTACCTATTTTGAAGCATATGTGGATAACCTAGCAAGAATGAATCATTCTAAGTTTCATCATATTTACGAACCAGGTATGACAGGCATGAAGGCAGGAAGACTTTTTGAATCTTCAATAACCGCATCTTCAATTAAACCAAACTTAGTATATAACTTTTTACCATCAAGAGTTCCACCAGAAAGTGGATATGTATTTAAAAACAAAGCCTATGTAATGGAAAATCAAATACCGCTTACAATCACAGCCAGAAATGCTGAGTACCTTAGATTTGAATATGAAGGTGAATTTTATTCAAAGAAAACAGTATTTGTTGCAGAACCTGGTGGATCAGATGTTGGTGGAGCATTTGTTGAAACATTTAATACCTTTATGACTTCAATGGCAGGAGCAGCACTAGTTGACTTATCATTCTTTGATAGAATTGAAAAAGGAATTGCAAATGAATCAAGAATTGCACTTGCTAGGGTTTCTGCTGGTAAAATAGAAGGTATGGCATCAGAGGCAGCAAAATCAGCAAATAATATTGTTAGGAGATTAAAGTAATGACTTATAATAAGTTACCAATTCAATTAATCAACAAGTATATTTGGGATTTAGCAGCAGGTCTTGTAGATGGAAACGTTGTTGATACTGGTGTGATAAATGTAGATAACTATTCTTTAAATGGAACAACATCAACAGTATCTGGTATAACATTTTCTGGAGAAATATCCACAGTTACAACTACTGCTCCGCATGGAGTAATAGCAAATCAGTTATGTAAGATATCTGGAGTTAATGCTTATTATGACAAAAATCATAGAGTTAT